CGGACGGGTGACTGGGTGATGGGGCCCCAGCCGGCCTCGATGGCGTGCGCCTCGGCCTTGCAGGTGGCGCGCATGGTGATCGGCACGAGCTCGCTGGTCCCGTCCGTGTAGGTGATGCGGGTGGTTGCCATGTCATTTTCCTTTCACTTGGTTCAGTGTCTTGTCTATGAAGTCCTTGTAGACCTTTTGCCATTGGCTCTCGGTGGAGGCGACGCCGTTGTTGACGAAGAGCCGTGGCCGGATGTGCCGTTTCGGCCAGCCGTAATTGATTGGGCCCGCGTATGGCACGGCCTTGCGGCCGGCGCGGATGACGCCGGCGCGTTTCGTCGCTCCGACACGCAGGCTGCCGGCCAGCCGGCCGGTCTTGCCTCGCGGGGCGAGGTTGCGGACGGCGGGCAGTGCGATCTGCGCGGCCTCGCGGTTCACTTCCTTCAGGTCGTCCATGTCCGCGCCGGCCTTGCGCATCGTCTGCACGAAGCGTTTCTGGCCGACGACCATCAATGCCTTGTCAGCCATCACTTACCCGAGTAGGCCGCGTGGGCGACGTTCGTGACGGCGAAGCTCAGATCGTTCGTGTTCTTCGATTTGACGTCGCCGCCGATGGCGATTGGCGCGATGGTGACGTTGAAGGTCCATTGGATCTTGCCGTTCGTGTTCGGGACGAACTGGGCCGGCAGCGTCTCGCCCTTGTGGTCGAAGAGCCAGACGGCCAGACCGTCCTCGCTGAAGTCGTCGCCGACGGTGCCCTCGAACGTCCACGTGGTCGTGGTGTTCGTTTCCTCTGATCCGTCCAAGTAGGTCGTCGGGTCGTCGCTGCTGTTCGACGGGTTCAGCTGCGCCTTGGTCAGGTCGGCGCTGAAGTCCCTGCCGTTTGCGGTGTCGGTGATTTTGAAGATGCCTGGTCCGAGCGTGCGGATCTTTCCAGCCATGATTGTTTTCCTTTCCTTGTCTTATTCGGTTTCCAGGGCGTTCAATGTGACCTGGTATGCCGCGAGCGTGCCGGCGCCGGCCAGGTTCCAGCTTGCCGGTGTGGCCTTCTGAAGGTTCAGGCCCTTGTCGGCGAGCCGGTCGAGCGCTGTGAGGATGTCATCGACTGCGGATGGCTGTGTGGCCGGCGTGCCGGCGATGACGTCCAACGTCCAGACCGGTTCTGGCGGGCCCCATGATGGCCATTCCACGGTTGGCGGTTCGATGAACACCGCGACTTTGCCGGCCGCCGGGCGGATCAGTTGGGCGTCGATGCTGACGCTGCTGACCAGTCCATCGAGCATGTCGGTGAGCGTGTTCATCAGCGCGGCGCGTTGTTCCTGGATGTTCATGCGATCACCATGCCCCCGGTGAGCACGCCGGCGGCGCGGAGTTTCGGCCAGACCGAGCGGAGCGGGTCGGTGGAGATCCTGAATGGTTCCACGGTCGAGTCGCCCACGTCCATCACGCCCAGGCGCGCGTCACGCATGTTGAACAGGTCCGCCGCGCAGGAGACGATGCAATCGGCCAGCAAATCGTCATCGACGGCGGTGGTGCCGACCGCGTGCGCGACGTATCGGCGCGCCGCCGCGAGTTTGACCGTGAGCCGTTCGTCCTCTCCGGCCGGCACTCCGACCTCGTCGCGGAGCCGTTGCAGCAGGATGTTGTCAGCGATCATCATGCCGTGGCGAACTTCACCGGAATCAGGCCGTCCGCATGGGTCGTGGCCACCGCCATGTATCCGTAGACGCTGTAGCTGTTGGTCAGGCCGGTCACGTTCCCGTCGGTCAGCTGCGCCGGGCCGCCGGATTCCCAGACGGTCACGGCGGCGGGGTCGATGAAGCTGGCCAGTCCTGCGTCGGCGTTCGGCAGCAGCACGACGGGGACGCGCATGAACGTGCCGGCCACGCCGGTCAGGTCGAAGCTGCCGATGGTGTCGGTGCCGTCGCCGCTGAGGTTGAAGAAACGGTCGCCGGTGTCCTTGAGTTTCACCAGTGCCTTGAGTACGTCTTTGGAGACCGCGAGGCGTGTCAGCGACACGTTGCGGTCGTCGGCCAGTTCGGATGCGTCGATGATGAGGGACACCCAGTCGTCGATGGTCATTGATGCCAGCTGAGGGGCGTCGATCTTGTTGGCGTCCTTGGACGCGTCGCGCTGCGCCTTGATCTCCGCGTACAGGTGGTCGCGCACGGCCTTCTCGGTGGCCTTCGCGTAGGCGTTCTGCAATGCGGTGATCGCGGTGTTGAGCATCGGCGTGGTGCTGCGTTCGATGGTCTGGCGGCTCAGGGTGGTGTAGCCGCCGTAGGTGTCGATGCTGGCGGTCTTGGTGCCGAAGCTGATTTTTCCGAAGGAAAGATCGGTGCCTTCCGTCTCCTGTTTGCCGACGGCGCTGGTGTCGGAGGTCACGACATGGTATTCCATGCTCATGCCGGTCGCCGGGAGCGTGTCATGGGTCAGGAGCTGGGAGACCTTGCGGCGTTCCTCGATCAGTTTGAGGTCGTCGGCGATCCAGGTGGCGGTGTTGCCGGTGTCCTTGGTGGAAATCAGGTCGCGGCATTCCTTCATCACGGTCATGGCCTGTTCGTCTCCTCGCGCGAGGGCCTGCATGTATTCGCCGTGGCTTCGGTAGGCCGCGCCGATGGCAGCCGGTGCCGGTTTCGCGCCCATCTTGCTGATCTCGGCCTTGATGCCGCGCTGTTCCTCCTGCATGGACTGGATCAGGTCCATCAGTTCGTTGTTGTTCTCCATGGTTTCCTTCCTGTGTTCCACGGCTGGTGCCGCTGATTTGGTCATTTTCGCGTTCTGGTAGGCCGGCCAGCTCACGATGCTGGTCTCAAGCAGACGGACCTTGCGGCGGTGGGTGATGCCGTCGCGGTCCTTCTGCGATTCGATCGGAATGAATCCGACCGAGAAGCTGTCGAGCACGCCGTCACGGATCAGGGTCATGGCGTCGCGGCCGCGTGCCGTGTCGCTGATCCGCGCGGTGATGTGCAGGCCGTCGTCCGTGCTTTCCGCGTTGGTGATGCGGCCGATGGTCTCGCCGTGCTCGAAGCACAGTTTCGCCTCGTCAAGCCCATCGAAAGAGCAATCGCGGTCGAAGGTCTCGGCTCCGTCCCATGTGTCGATGATGTCGCCGAACGGCACGGCTACGCCCTCGACGGAGGTTGTGCCCTCGTCGTCGGCGGAGCGGAGTGTCAGGCCCTTCCATGCGATGGTGCGTTTCTCGATGTTCATTGGTCTTCTTCCTTTCCGAGTGCAGGCAGTCCTTCCTTGCGTCTCACGTCATCGACGGTGAGGAAACCGGCCTCGATGGCGGTCTTGTAGGCCGTGTATCGGTCGCTCATGTTCGCACGTTGGGAGCTGTCCCAGTCGAACTTCGCGGTTCGGCCGCGCGGCAGCAGACGGTTGAAGATCTCCTCGAGTTCGCCGGTGTAGGCGGCCAGCGTGTAGTCGGCGAACTCGATCCACGACTGTTCGATGTTGCTGTAGGTGAGGTTCGAGCCATCGACGGCGGCGAGCATGATGCTTGCCGGGATGCCGAGCAGACGGGCGATCTGCGTGGTATCGAACTTTTGAGTCTCCAGAAATTGCAAGTCTGCTGGCTTCAGGGAGAGCGGCACGTATTCCAGGTTCTTGCCGACTACCTTGATGTCGCCGGCCTCGCCCGACGCCTTCCATGATGCCTTGGCCTGCTGCGCGGCTTCTTGTGTGATGTTCTCTGATGTGCGCAGATAGCCCTTGAGGTTCGAGCCGTCCGTGAAGAACTTCGCCTTGTAGTCGCGCGCGAGCTGTGCGGCATCGATCTCCTCGCGTGCCGCCGAGATGGGGCCGAGTCCGCGCAGTCGGCCGGGCACGTTGAGGAACTTGCTGTGCACGATGGAATCGGAGTCGTAGACGTGTCCCATGTAGGAGAATCGCAGGTCTGGGCAGGCTGGGTCGTCGCTTTCGTCGGTGACGGTCACGTATTGCGGCGGCAGCATCTCGCAGGTGACGATCTCGCCTTTCCAATCGCGCACGATGCGCGTGAAGGCGTTGCCGTCGAGCACGAGAGAGGCCACGATGTCGGCGATGAAATCACGGCGTGAACGGCTCACGTCCGGCTGCAACACCATGGGGCTCACGTCCGGCAGGTCACGGCCGCCGCGCTGTTCCACGATCGGCAGGCCGGTGATGGCGGTCTGAAGCACTTGCACGCCACGGAATACGGTTGATAGTTGCAACGGTTCGGTGGCCGGCCCCCGTTTCGGCGGCTTGATGCCGTCCGGCATGTCCGTGCCGTCCGCGCCGCGCGTGAGCACGCGGCCTGCGAGCCTCATTCGTTTCCAAAGATTCATGACGCCGAGATTATGCGCGGCGGCACGTCATGGCCAAAAAAACGGTGACATTCAGTGACAAACGGTGACATTCAGTGACAAACGGTGACATTCAGTGACAAACGATGACACGTCAGAAGATTTGCAACGTGCCGTCAGATGGCAGGTGATGCGCTCCCCAAGCAGCGAGCATGCATGATTCGATCGGCGAGGTCAGCCCGGTGCTGCCACGCCGTGTGACGCGCCATGCGTCGCCGCTCCATGTCCTCGCGCAGCTGGCCGCGCTTGCGTCGAGCTCGGTATCGGCGGCATGGCGTACCAGCTTGTTCCGCAGACCGCTGACGAATGCCTGGCCGACCGCGAGGTAGTCGGATGATTGCATGGCGATCAGTTCGATCAGTGGGTCTCCGGCTTCGTCGGTCATGGATGCGAGCCGGTCGTGCAGGTCGGCGTTTGGTCCCTTGCAGTCCATGACCAGGGGAGCGTGGTAGGTGTCGCAGATTCTCGTGATCTCGGCGGGTGCCATGCCGGTGCCGTCCAGGACTTCGAGCAGTTGCACGGTCACGGTGTCGTCATGGTCGAGGATCGCGGCCGAGATGGACGTGTTCGTGGCATCCACATCGACGGCCGCGGCGATCACCACGGGTCGGCCGTCGATCCGGTCCGGTGTGATTGGTGTGGCCAACGTCGATTGCCACAGCTGGTCGGGGATGACGCGCTCGGCCACGCCGTTGTCTCGCCGGTTGCCGAAGGCGCGCGCCCAACCGGCCTCGTTGCCGGCGAACTGCTCACGGAAGTCGCGCAATTGGCGGATGTCCCAGAGCAGGCCGGCGGGGGGCGGGCCATTTCGGGTTGTCTGGAAAGACAAATTCAC